TCATGCCAACGTCTAAACACATTAAAGTGGATCACCACTGTGTCTCCTATTTGTATTTCAGTATCACCTAGCTTTGGCACAGATACAACTTTAGCAAGTCTATTAACGTGATGATGGTTGTAAACATCAGTATTTAATATAAGCTCTTTACCATCAACTTCAGCAATATTATTGTATCTTTTACCTATAGGCTCTACAATAAAGTTGTAAAGCGACTGCATCAATATTCTAGGTTATATTCTACTGATATGGCCATATTCTTGTTAAAATCTTTCCAAGGTATAACTGCTTTATCTTTTCTAATATATATAGAGTACTTGTCCTTTTCTTCTAATATATCACAAATAGTGTGACCACCATAAACTTCTTGACCAACGGAATAATGCATCGCATCATTCTTATAGTCCTTACCTATTGTGATTTTACGAATCAGATGATCCATCTTCTTTGTAATTTATAACACCATTTTGAATATTAATATCCTTAGTACCATATTGTTCTTGAAACTTATTTTGCATTTCATTCAACTTTTCGTTACCTTGAAATAGAGCATGTAAAGCATTGTGCTTTTGGGCTTCCATAGTTCCAATATCAAACTGCAACTTATTAATAGCTGCAACTACGTTTTGAAGATCTTTAAGTTCTTCTTCGGATATAGCCTCTGGCTTTAGGTCTACGACCTTTTCTTTTTTCTTTTTTCCCATAATTAAATTGTATTAAATTAAAATTGTTTTGTTGTTTAGTACTCGAAACCAAGTACAAGTTCGAAAGGATGTATATTGTATACAAAATCATTCTCTTTTAATGCATCCGTAGTTCCAGCTGTAAGAGTAAATTGAGTAGAACTATCTATTGATTTAACTTCTCCTAGTACTCTAGTTGCAGAACTTCCGTCGTATCCGTGTAAGGTATCACCTATGCAAAAGTGTTCTTGAATATCCATACTTGAGCCATCCATTGTAATTACTGATTGAGCCCCTGCGTCTGCATCAGCTTCATTAACTCTATTTAAAGTAACCCAATCAAAGGCGCCCCCACAAAGAGCAGCTACGTATATAACGTTATATCCATTTGTATAATCTCTATTAACATCTAAAGTGTCTTTAGGTCCAAATACTAAAGGATCAAATTTGCCATGATCTGCGTCAAGCGTAGGTCCACTTATCATAGTAGCAATAGAGCTATTAACACCCATTTGAATTTCATTTTCAGCAGAAAACTCCAGAGCACCAATCATGTCTCTACTAGGTCTATCAGATTGAGATGCATCTACAGTACCAAAAGTAGTTCTATCGTCATCTGCAAAGTACAACTTAAAAGCAAAGGCGTTAGACGTAGCGCCAGCGTCCCCTTTTGGTCTAATGAAAGCATTGCAACTTATTAATTTAACAGCACCCATATGTCTAGGTATTTGAATTGCTGTCCAGTCAAACAAGACGTCGCGATTAGCAAACGCTGTATGTTGGTCTGCAGCTGCGATGAGAGGTCTAACTTTTGTTGAGTAATATCCCATTTTATTTTTTTACTTTTTCTAGTGATCTACCACCGAAGTATGCACCGATCACTGTTATTAATACTAATTGAAGAAGGTCCACGTAGGAATCCTTCACGTCAAAACTAATTGCACCAGCATCAATGAATATCAATAGCATCGTGCATACTATTAAGAACACAAGAGTTAATGGTCTTACGTTCTTTGAAAGCCATGAGTCAGACTTAAGATCTGCCTCCCATCGAGATGTAATATTCTTTTCCATCTCAACTTCGTAGTTGGCTACAAGTTCTTTTATCTTTTGTTCTGCTTCAAGCTTCTCTTCCTTAGAAGTGGTGAGGTTATCTAAAACCCCACCAACTCCTTTCACGAGCTCAGTTGCTCCTGTGGAAAATATTTTACTTAAAACGTTCATTTAGATTTTGAGTACATACGTTCTGCTACTCTATAATCTGCTTCAGTAGGATTCTCTATTCCTTGCTCTTTAAAGTAGCTTCTTGTAAATGCATCAACAGGAGCTTCTTTAGTTCCTTCTCCTGGATTTTTACCACTGTCAAGAAAACCTTGAATTTGCTTTCTTATATGAGCAGGTGTTGCTGGGTTATCACCCGTTTTTGCTAATTTGTTAATCTGATCTTGTGAGAGATCTTCATAAGATTTGTTTTCTGTCCAATCTCTTGCTTTAGATATAGACGTGCCTGACATCCCCTCTCGCTTTGACGCATCTTCACTTATTTCAATATTAGTCTCAAGATCTTGAACCCTTTGACCAATCCTCTCTTCCTCCTCTTGCTTTCGAACTTCCTCGTTAGTTGCTCCTCTTTGGGTTAATTCAACGCCGTGCTCAGGTGTATACTGCTTGAATGTACTAGTAGTGGACTTGGCAGATGGATATCTACTCATGAATTTTTTTGAAAATTTAGACATATCGTTTATTTTTATACTTTTTGTTTCGATTTATATTTACTCTTCAGGTTTCAAAGGAGATACATTCAAGTGAGACTGTATTGCCGCCTCTTTTTTCTTCACTTGCTCGTAAAGTTCTTTTTCAGGATCTCCACCAATGTGCGCTCTATGCCTAGCGACTTCAAGTCTTTTCTTAGATGCTTCCATTTCATCCTTGTCATGTTGAAGATCTTGATAAGTTCTAGAACGAACTTTAGCCTCACCCATAGCGTTAGCTATAGCCGCGTCTTTCTCCTCTTGTGTCATTTCTTTCTCTGGATCACCTGTTTTTTGAAAAGCTGACGAGCCTGCACGGCCATCTTTTTTAGACGTATTGTCCATATTTCTATTTAGGTTAAGTTTACCATATAACCCACTACCTTTCATGTTAAATGCCATGTCTTATTTTTTTGCGAATTTTTCTACACCACTAATACCGAATGATCCTAAAACCACCCACACAAAAGAGTTATACACAAATTCATTAATTATTAAATCTTTACCTATTGCTCCAGATACAGTATCCACAAGCATTACCATTACCATAAGGGCAAAGGCTACAAACCCAACTATTGCTTTTTCGTTCCATTCGTTATTGTCTTTAAATATTTCAAACATTTTCTTCTGCTTTAACTGCGACTTTTTCCCATGGTAGAGCATTATGCCCTTCATCATACCACTTACCTTTATATTGTATCTTACCGTCTTTTCTAGGGTACGTTTCTTTATTCCATCTTACGTAATCATCTCCATATGCCGCTTTACCAGACTCCATATCTTTGATATGTTGCATCTCGTGAGCAATAGTTTTTCTACCCTCTTTAGAGTTTAAATTTACTTTGTGATCAACAAATATAGATCCGTCCATATTAGCTTCCGCCATTACGCCTTTATCTAATTTTTTTTTGATAATAGGTGTATCTTTAGAATTTCTATACTGTCTTTTTTCGTTACCTAGTCTAAACGTCATATCTAAAAGCTGATGATGATGGTCTCATTTCCCATAATCCATCGTCGTTTTTATGTAAATTAAACCTATACGAAGCATTTGCACGTAGCTCATAGGGTACGCCAGCGTCTATAAGAGCTTGCGTGTAAGATTGTTTACATTCCTCCCTAGTTGCACCTAAACCTTTTACGTTGTGATAAAACTGCATTATTTTCTAGTCCATTTAGATGGAGTCCAATTTATCTCTTGAATCATCTCCGGATCGAAAGTATTGTAAATCGTATCTGACTCCATCTCTTCTCCGTAATGAAATTTCGTATCACCAGAGTAAAACCTTCCAGAATCTGGATCTTTATAAATAGACCCACTTCCGCCTTTACCAACCAAGGTTTCGCTTTCAACACCAGAAGAGATTAACTGGTCCATCTCTTCCTTAGTCTTTTCTGTTGACTTCTCTGGCTCAGGATCAGTTTGCTTAAATGGAGAATTGCCCATAAACTTCTTTGAAAATTTTGACATATTATCTATCTTTATCTCGTATCATATCATCTATGGCTTTATTATAAACCTTATCTGTATACGACTTGTTATTGTAAAAAATACTTCGCTCAGAAGTTGGCATATCTTCCTCGCCTAGTAAGATACGGTATATCCTACTAACTAGCTGAGAACATTTAAATGAAGTCTTGAATACAGAGTATTTAATACTCTTTCTATTCCTATGTCGCCAAACTTCTATCCACCCAGCTGATCGGAGTTTCTCCCACCTTTTCTTATCCCAAGAATATGTGTAAGC